TCCTCCACCGTTTTCGTAATACATTAATTCTATAGACTTTGGAACCCCTGCTGTAAATGATATTGGAGCACTAACAGTACCTCCGCCACCCTTATCACGCCAGTCGTCTGCCACTAAGACTCCATCTAGATATAGTTTTGTTCCATCATCTGCTGTTGCTAGAAATGATATGTCTTGTGTAGTTTTACTAATAATTGATCCTGTATAACGTACTATCACATCATCCCATAGATTAGTACCCGCAACATTTCCGCCACCCCATTGGAAGTTTATATTTGGTACATTCATTGTTAGTACTGGAGAGGCTCCCTGTGGTATAGAAGGGGCATTGTTTTGACCTCTTACATCGTAAACATAAGCAGTTAAGCCTTCTGATGCGTTGGCTTTATCTGTCAATAAAAGCAGTGGTGTTAATATTAAAGATATAACAATAAATATCCTTATTAATTGCTTAATAATTCTCTCCTTATAGTCGTAGTGGTGTTGACTAATAGGATTATTATATCATTTTATTACACAAAAAAGGGAGCCAAGTTAATGACTCCCTTAGTTGTTGGAATAGATTACTTCTTTAGAGCAACTTTTGCCTTTGGATTTTTTGCATTCCACTTCTTTGCTAGAGCATTATACTCTGCAATGTAAGTTGCCTTTGCAAGATCTGCTGCTGCCTTTGCTGCTGCTGCTGATACATCATATGCTGATTTTACATCTGCAAGAGCCTTGTCTGCTGCTGCCTTTGCTGCTGCTGCTGATGCCTTAGTTGCATCATGTCCAGCCTTTTCAGATGCAAGTGCTGCAGTTGCTACTGCAAGCTCTGCCTTAAGTTGTGCAATTTGACCACTAAGATCAGAAACTACAAACTTAGAAATTGCTGACTTCACAGGTGCTGCAAGACCAGTCACAGCATTTGCTGCATTTGCTCCTGTTACTACGGCTGTAATTTCTCCTGCCACTGCTGTGACAAGTGCCTCAGTCTTTGAACCAATGACTGTTACTGGTGTTACACCTGCTGCAGAAGTTACTGCTGAAGTTGTAAATGTCTTTGTAACTGAACTATCAGCAAAAGAAGAACCAATAAGCGTTACAGAAAGACTCTCTGATGCTACCGCATTACCAAACACATCTGTTGCAGATGCTGTAATTGTTGGAACTGTTCCTACTGCTGTTAGAGAAGGTACTGAAAGTGCAACATTATATGCTGGACCTGCTGTTCCCTGAACATAAACGATTGTTGAGTATGCGCCATTGACAATTGTTACTGAACCAACTGTTGTTGAGGTTGTGTATGCGTATACTGTCAAAGCTGTTCCTGCTGAAGGTAAAGATAGTGAAGCAACTCCACTAGCAGTTGTGACTGTTGCAGGTGTTGCAGTGTTTAGTGCTGATACCAACTTAACTGTTGATGAACCAGTAAAAACAACTGATGTTCCTGTGGCTGCTGTTGCTGCAATAGCAACTGATGTGCCTGCTGTAATTGCATTGGCTGAAGGTACTGATACCGTCTTTGGTGCTGCAGATGTTGTTACATTTGTTACACCGTCAACTGTTACTACAGGTGCTGATGCGTTTGATGATGTAGCCATTAGCATTGTGCCAGTCAGGGCTGCAGCGATGACTAAGCTGATCTTTTTAAATGAATTCATTTTTCTCCTTGTTTGATTAAATTAATTTATATTCATCTAGGTAATCTCTGATATCTTCAGGAATTTCCCTAGTTTCTAATTCTACCATATCCCTTTGCTTTTGTGCAAGTCGGGATGCAGTAGACCAGGTATGGATCTCAATTTCTAGGTTAGAGTCCTTACTAGTATGGGATATTGCTCCAAATACCGCCCCACAAACGGCATCTGCCAAGTCTTTAGATTTTTTGCGTGGATGGTCAACCCTGTTATTTTTCATAATCTTAAGTTCACTCATCTCATCAAGTAATAAAGGAATCATTGGCATAGCAACTCTTTCCTCATATATCATCATTGCTAAATCTTCATAATGTTTTTTAGCAACAGAAACAGTATCAGTTCTTATTCCAACAGCCTTCAGTTCATTTTGAATATCAAAAGACTGCCATCTATCAAACGATACCATTCCAATATTAAACCCTTCTCTTCGAAGGTTTTGTATCCATAGCTTTACCTCAGATAGGTTTACTGGCCCTTCTACCTTTGGTTCCCACCAAGCAACAGCATCTACTATTACGATTGGTGCTACCTGCTCATAATCTTTAATTACCTGAATGCTTACCCATTTATCAACATGTGCAATAGCAACAGCACACTTATCGTGTTTCTGTGCAAGGTCAGCATGTACATAGTAAACTTTTTCTGGATCTGGGGTAAATCCAGGATCAAATCTTCTATGACTATCCACAGGATTTCTTAGTGTCATACATCTTTCTAGCTTATCCTTTTGCTTAAAGAAAGCATCAGATGAATATGTCGGGGTACATAAGAAACGCATCATTGCATCTCCCATATCCTTAAAGAAAGACATCTTAAAATCTTCAATACTTCTAGTAGGGTTTACTTCCCATGTAGGTCTTTTAAGTGCATACACTCTTGGTATCTTATATGAAATAATTTGATCTTCTTCCCAGACAATTTCAAGCTGATTATCTGGATTATCTTCTGGCAAATCTGGATTAATTATGTAGGTGTGTCTACGTTCTATTACATCTTTATCCATGATTACATCGTCATACCGCTTTGAAATAAAGTCACCTTGGTATCTTGGAAAAGAAAGCAAAACAACTTTGCCTAAGTCTGGGAAACGAGAATCTACTGTACCACTAAAGGCTTTATATATATTTTCGGCGGTCTTTCCTTGATCATTTCCAGTACCAACCTCAGATGCAAATCCAGAAATCTCATCAAGTACTGCCATAAGCAAGTTCAAACCTTCGTGAGACTCACGTTCTGAGTGACCAGAGTAAACAGTAATAGACTTATCAAACTCAACACTATCTGCTTTAGGATTATACTTACCAGCAAACCATGGAGATCTTTCAATCTTGCTTTTAAAACCTTTAAAGAAAACGTTCTTTGCCTGTTGAGCGTTTACTGCAACGTTAATAATATCTATAGCGTCTCCGCTTGGCTTTCCAAAATATTTTGCAGGGTCTTTAAGGCAGAGTAACTTGTAAACAACATAAGCACAAGCAACAGTGGAAACAAAATCTTTGCCACTACCTTTTCCTAATTGTAAAATGATTTCGTTTTTTGTATACTTTGAATAGTATTTACTACCTTCAATTGAGCCCATTAACTCTTCTAAGTCTTCTTTTTTATAAATCTGACTCATGGCCTCAACAATGTCATACTGAATTTCAGATAGGGAAGGCTGGCCAAGAAAATCTGGAGACTCAACAAATGTCTTTGCGTCTACTGGAATCTCATCAAAGTTATTTTCTTTTAATACCTCTAAGAAATCATTGAACATCGTGGACAACTGTTATTACCTCTCCCTCTTTTGCAATAGAAGAAAGTCTTTGCATAATAATATCACGCACTTCTGGATGTGATGATGCAATGTCTCTTAAAATACCTACAAGAACTTCTTGTCTTTTCTCAATTTCTACCATTTCTTCTGCAAGTTCTTTATTCTCAAGAAGACCAGCTTTTTGAAGCATATCAATACGCTTAGACTCAATATCCATTACAAGTTTAATCGCAGCAGTTTTTGCACTAAGATTATTGGTCATTGAAGCCTCATCAATAACTTCGTATGACTTAGATATTAGTTTGCTATAGTGTGCATCTGCTCCAGCCAATGCATCCTTTGCACGAGCACGAATAGCAGAATTGTTTGATGCTGACTCTTTCCATTCATCAAGGTGTGCAACCACTCTTACTCTTGAAATTGATAGATCTTTGGCAATTTTAGTTGGGTCGCTACCTTTTAGGTATTCAGTAACTACATTATTCATTTCATCAAGATGATTAATTAAGTCTAGTTCAGATGACATTATATTTTCCTTCTAATCTATTAATTTCATCCTTAATGTAGAAGATTGCTTTTTCAAGGTCTTGAATAGTCTTAGACTCATCCTTTAAACCTGCTCTCCATAAATATTTAAAAGCATTTCCAATATTAAAATTACGATGGCGTGTTATTTCAATACACTCAACACCAGAAGGGTCTGTTGTGTAGTGACGTGGGTGGTTTACCTGATCTACAGTAATATTTAGATTATCACTCATAGTCTTCCTCTTCATCATCTTCCCAGTCAAATGCTTCTGGCATACCACGAAGTGCTGTTAAAACATATGTAAATCCAACAGCACCAGCGACTCCAAGTCCTATAAAAATCTTCTGCAATTTACTCATCTTCTTGACTTCCTTAATCCGAATTTAGCAAGATAAACATAGATAGTCTCTACGCTTGCCCCACACTCTTTTGCAATGTCCTCTGGAGACTTCTTATCAATAAGAAATCTTTTCTTTAGCCATATTTCTGATGTATATAGTTTACCAGCCATAGTGTTATTTGTCAACCCCAATAGCCTTATCCCAATTATGAATTGCCCAATGCCCAATACCGCAGGCATCGGCAACATCATAGTCTTCTACCTTTTTATCATAGATAATGTCAAGTAGTTTTGTTGTTCTTTTTTTCCTAAATTCACGCTCATATGTTTTATACCAAGATAAAGACTTGCCAGGGTTTGCTATCCTAACTTGATGCTGTTCTTCTTTAGATAGTTTCTTATTACCAAGATAACTTTGCCATGTTATTGGTGACACCTTACCTACCGTTCTGATACCGCACATTGCAGCAGCGCCTAGCAATGCACCTTGAACCAGAGCAAGATCTGCTGCAGTCTTAGGGCTATTCATAAATACTGTATGTTCAATAACAATAGCATCAACATCAATGAAATGATTAAAGAATGCCCTTGTTTTTATTGCAGCATCTCCAACCTTTTCATAAATATCTTTTCCTTCAAAGTTTATCTTTCCTACACTATCAAGCTTCCCAGAGATATATATGGCAAAAGCAAGGCTATTTGTGCTTGCATCAATAGCACACAATCTTTCTGGCTTAGTCTTGTTCATAGTCAAAAAACCCCTTTATTTCCTTTAGCATTTTAATAACTGCTTTTTCACTAACATTACAATTTGAGCAAAATCCTGAATCGTTGTATATAGATAACTGTAGACCGCAACCGCCAATGCACTTTCTTATTTTGCCAAGGCGTTTCTGTCTTTTTGTTATTTGATATCTTTCAGCAATCTTATCTTTTGTAGCAATGTCTCTACACTCTTCACTACAATAAATCTGATAGCTTACTTTTGGTTTGAAATGATCTTCACATTCAAACCTGCTACATCGTTTCACTCAATTCCTCCAGAGATGCAATTTTAATAACTCCTGCTTCTGCCTTGTCACAGTCTGACTTAAGCGGACAGTTCTTGCAAATCTTTGAGTTTGCTCTATAGTTCTTCATAGGAAGTTCTTTTTCTTCCCATGCTTTACGAACTACTCTCATCCATTCAAATGCCTGGTCTATCCAATTAATATAGTTTTCATTAATTTGAACTGGTATAGCAAGTAGCTCATGGTTATTCTTATTCTCATAAACAAGAACACCGTTAGCCTTCTTAAGCACCTTCATATAAATAAGTAACTGAATTACGTGACCAGCCTTTGGTTTGTTAGTTCTTTTTCTATATTCAAAAACTGTTTCATTAGTTGTCTTTACTTCAACAACTACTTCTTCATCTTGCCACTTTACTAATCCGTCAACCTTGCCATAGATAGGAGGGTCTGATTCTCTTAAATCAAACTCTGTGTCAATAAGAATTCCAGATCCAGCAAATGCTTTTCCAAGAATACGCTCATGAGAAATAATTCCATTAGTCATATTTGCTACATCATATGGAGTGTTATTATCTTCAAAATTAGCACCAGAAAATGCTAGGTACCAATATCTAGGACATTCTCCATGACCATATGCAATTGTAGATGGACTAAAGGTTTTCTTTGTTTGAAACTTTGTACCACGATCTGCAAGGTACCCATTTTGAATAGTCTCAACAAACTTCTCTGTCTCAAATGTATCATTCTCTTCGGTAGGCTTAAGCATAATCTCTTTTAATAAATTTTTTGTCATTATATTCCTTTGTTTATATAAGTATATCAGGTTAGCGCATTATATATTTGAGTGCTGATACCAGATCGTTGATTGCTTCTGCTGCTGTATAGTAAATGTTCTTCTTTGCTCTGTCACTTTTGTCTACATTGGTCAACCAAGTAGCTTTAAATGACATTTTTGCTGCAATAGCCTGAAGTCTTACTATCTCAAGGCTGGCTACATGAGGAGGAATATCTGGCTTGATAATAAGCTTGGCAATCATAGTGAGGGCAATTGTCAATTCTTCATCTTTCATATAATCTGCAATTTCTGCTAAACCATTAACCATATCTATGGTTGTCTTTTCTTGTTCATTTTGCTGTGTCATTTTCATACCCTTCTGTTAATTGCTCAAGCATTTCTACTTCTATTACTGCCAGCCTTACCTTGGCATTGCCCTCTCCAAGAACTAAAAATATTGCTGGATCATTACCGTTTCTAAGAGCATCAGTTACTGCCTTAGCCCAAATATCTTTATTTACTGTGATGCCTTTTGGATATTCTTTGAAGTCAACAGTAAAGTTTCTCCAAGTTGCATCCCCTTTATGAGTGTTTCTGCCAGAGTTTTTGTGTTGCTTGGCACCAATCCTCTTGCTCTCTCCTCTTTCACTCATCGCCAAAGTCTTTCTTTTTCTTTTTCTTAGCAATAAGTCCTACCCTAGATATGTGCTTATTGTTGCACATCCATGTTACATCTCCAGTTTCATACCAAAATCTTGCTGCTGTAACATCCTGCTTGCATTTTTGACAAATAAACTTTCCTGGAACAGGCAAAAACTTTTCTTCAGCCATTAGATAGTTTCTTCTTTAAAGAATCTTGCAAGTCAAGATCTTCCCTAACTCTATTAATAAAGCCTTCTCTTCCTTGTACCTTTGTACCATCTTCAAGTTGATACCATGCACCAGTTCTTGTTACAAGACCCGCTAACTCTGCTGTATCAACAAGATCACCAATAGTATCAATGCCAAGACTATCACCTCTAAAATAAAAATCATACTCTCCATTTTGAAAACCAGGAGATGTCTTAGAGAACTGTAGTTCCCAGCGAACTTTTCTACCAATCTTTTCTTCAATAAGCTTATCACCAACATTAATCTTTCCCTTGATTGCCTGATTATCTGACTCTGAAGAAAACAGTTTAATAACTGTAGATGAATAAAACTTGGTAGCTTGACCACCAGTAGGCTGTTGACTTGTATACATTGCACTAATATTATTTCTAGATTGAGAAATTAAAACAAATAATGTAGGCTTTACTTTGTTATTTGCATAGTTAATCATCTTCCATGCATTGCTAAAGTCACGAGACTCAGCACCTATTTGTTTTGTATTTTCAAGTTGCTTAAGTTCGTCTGAGTCCTTTTCAAAGTAGATTGCTGGTAAAAGTGAAGTAATACTATCTACAACAACCATATCAACACCAGCATTCATTAGGCTAGTTCCAATATCTACCATTTCATTAATAGTTCTACATTGAGATACTATTAGTTTTGATGTATCTACCCCAAGACTTTCTGCCCACTTCTTATCGTATGACATTTCTGCATCAATCCATGCACAGATCTTTCCTTCCTTCTGTGCCAGACCTATCATCTGAAGGCATAGAGAGGACTTTGCAGACGATTTGGAGCCCCAAATGAGTACCTGCCTACCATAAGGAAGCCCACCGTTTAGAGCCTTGTTTAGGCCAAAGCTTGGGGTTGCAGCATACTGTGTTGCTGGAATTGTATCTCCAGCCATTACTGTCTTTCTTAATTTTGGATTTAACTGTGCTAATACATCTTCTATTGTTACTACCATTAAAATCTTACCCCATGCTTTTCTGGACGAGTCTTATTAAACTCTACCTTTTCTATTAGTGCGGAGTCTAGTGATAGTCTCGTATACCCTGCATTTACTACGCCAGCATAAAGATCCAAAGTACGAATAAGAATATCTGCAAACTCTTTTGTAATTTCTTCTTCACCTTTATCTTTACGAATTGCTTCCATAACCTCTGTTACTTCTGAAACAATCATCATGCATTGCTTAGCAATAAATATATCATCAACCTCTTCTTCTTGTGGCCAGAAGCCTTTGTTGATTGCATCTTTATGTAGCTCATCTGCTAATTGATCAAACATTCTTTACATCCTCCATTATCACTGTTCCATCTTTAGTTTTTCCAAACGTAAAACTATAAACATTTCCCTCTTCAATACTCATATAAGCTTTTGCAAATGCAGTTGGGAAAACTGTAATAGCATGTAGTTCTCTACTAGAATCTGCTACTGTTAAAGATGCCATTTTCTTTCCAGTCTTTGTAATTCTTGGCTTAAAAGAAACTACAAAGTGCTCTCCTTCTTTGAAAGGCAACATCTTATAATTTAAGAACTTTACAAGTGCATCCTTTGATTCTTTTACTTCATCTGCTGGAACTGCTGACACAATTCTATTATCATTAACTAAAGCAATGTATGTTCTTCCAGCTTCAATAGTAGTATTTTCATCATCAAAGATACCAACAGATCCTGTCTTATCTAACAGCTCTACTCTAGACCAACCCTTACTTCTCTTAATTGATTTTATCATGCCCATTAAAACAAAGGCTCCCTTTTCTTCATACTCCTCTACATCATTTAAATATGCATAATAATGTTGTGGAATAGAAGTATTAAACTCAGGTAGGTTTAGGTACTCGTATAGATTTTCTTTTACCTCTTCTGGATTTGCAGGATTATCTGTAAATGTTAATGCTCCCACCATTCTAAGAGAATTTAATGCACGACTATTAACTCCATTGCCCTTAGTAAAAGTAAACTCTTCTACTTCCTTAAGTGTTTTAAATGGTCTGGCACTAATATATCTATCTGCAATTGTATCTGATATATACTTAATTGCTGATAGTCCAAATCTAATTCCCTTACCCTCAATTTTAAAATCTTTGTCTGAATCATTAATGTGAGGAAGCTTAACTGAAATACCCATACGCTTTGCTTCAATCAGGTACTCAGTTCTTGTATCCTT